AGTTGTTTACAAAGATGACACACAGATCGTAAACATCCATGTAACGAAGGTTTACTCAAGTCAATCAGGCATAGATGTGTGTGTAAAAGAATGCTTGGACTAAGGGTTTATCCCTATTCAAAACATTTCAAAACAGGAATAACATTTAATTTTTAACAGGAGTTACATCATGGAATCAACATGGGAATTTGACACAACAGTAGGTGCTGGTAGCGAAATCGTTACAGTAGTTTATGAGTATTCATCAGACGAAGACGGGACATACAACGAGTCCATAAAAGAGGTTTGGTTTGAAACTCGCAATGTCATTGGGCTATTTTCTGATGAACAGTTTAAAGAGATGGAGTGTGAGGCGGCAATGCGCTTTCAGCACCACAAACTCAACTATAAGACCGAGGACGTATGACTAAGGCTTGGCAACTAATCATCATGGCACTCACTGCTTTTTGGGCGGGAGTGCTTGTTTTATTAAGGTTTTGGTATGACTAGAGAAGACATTATTAAATTGGCAATAGAAAACACCATAAATGGCCTGAAGTTTGATGAAAATGGGCTTGTGCGCTTTGCCAAACTGATAGCAGAGCATGAACGCAATGAAATAATCGAAATTTTAGATGCTTCAACTGGATACGTTCACATGGATGCAATCAGGGAAAGAACATGAACGAGCCTACACTTGCGATAGAGTTCATCATAAAAACAGCCCCACTTTACGCCAAGGCTAAGTCTGATCGTATGTACTTAGAAGAATTCAGACGATCAAAACACGCACAACTGAAAAGCCTTGCAGGGACTGAAGTGCTTGGAAAGCAGGACACATTTGCTTATGCTCACCCTGAATATGTAGAAATACTCGAAGGAATCAGGGCAGCCGTTGAAATAGAAGAACGCTATCGTTGGCTAATGACAGCCGCCCAAGCAAAGGTTGAATGTTGGAGAACCGCCCAATACTCAGCCCGTATAGAGCAAAAAGCTACACAATGAACAACAAACTAAGCGCAAAGCATAGACTACACATAGGGAAAGTTAAACTATTGCCGTGCTCAGTATGCGATCAACATGGGCCAAGTGACGCACATCACATAGAGCAAAAACTACAATATTGCGTGATAGCTTTATGCAGGGACTGTCACAATAGCTGGCATGGCACTAAGGCTATATGGCGAATCAAAAAAATGGATGAACTGGCAGCCCTTGACGTTACCATTCGCAGATTGACGCAGGAAATGCCCCTAGAAGGCTATTATGAGCCGTTTTGAGCCGTTTTTGTGGCTTGTGCATATCAACTATGCCAGACGTAAAAAAACCCGCTTATTAGGCGGGTAGTTGGTTTATCGTTTGCCTGAGAGTATTCGCAGAATTAGGGCTGCAATTGCATAGATCATTCAAGCCCCTTAAATTTGCTTTAACTTAATCACACGGGCCATTTTTAGGCCATGCGCAGGGTATGCAATCACTGGCACATCTTTAGACCAGCAAGCCCTGCAGCCGTTACAGTTACCGCCGTGTTTGTATGCTTCGCACAATTGGACCCCTTCCCTTGCTTGAAATGTGGCAGCATCGGGTCCAATAACCGAACCATGCAAACCCTCGATATATTCCCCTTGAATAGAATCACTGGAAAACCTGACTTTTACATTGGGCAAAGCTTCCATTTGTGCGAAAACATGGGCAAATTTGGGGAATTTGTGCATTCTGGTCGGCAGCCAATGGTTAACCCATGGGGTTTGGATCATTACTTCTAGGATTTTCTCAGCCAATCCAAGAGTGTAAACATCACCAGAATCAAACCAGCGGAAATAGCGATCCGAATCTAATGCGGTAACCATATCGGAAACCCAGTCTAAACGCTGCCAATCTAAGCGATTAGACAATCTAGGCATTTTTACATTAGGGTAATTGTAATTTCCCGTAGTGGCATAGCAGCCCTTGCAGGCATCTACTAATTCCCCTGGTGCGGCCCATGAACCAGGACAAGTGTCTAAAGCTTGCAATGACCATGAACGGGCATTTAATTTTGAGGTTTGAGATATTTTGATCATGTAACACCTATTAACAGTTAAAAAATTAAACCATGCGACATTCAGGACATTCAGCATAACCCGAATAATTTATTTGCCATTGATCTTGTGGGATGTCGCAGCCACAAATACAAGTTTGATAAACGTCAATTTCAAAAGGAATTGAATTTTGCACAAATTCCTCTCTGCTTTCATATGGGAGAGAAAAAACAATATCAAATTGTCTATTGATTATTTCTTTTACTTCTAAAGGCAAATACCTTAAATTTCTTTCCTCTTTTGAGTCGCTGATAGCAATTTCTTTGCCATTTGGCATCGTTACAAATTGAACCGCTGCAATTGATCCATGTTTAATTTTGTATATCATTTTGAAACCTATTAAAAAGAAAAAGAGAGATTATTTGACCAGGATGTCAAACCATGCCATTAAACCGATACACAGCAATAAACCGATTGCAATTGCTGTGAGGTAGTCTAAAAAAGTGTTTTTCATGCTGCCACCTTGTGTGGGTATGCCGTAGTCAATTTGAAGGCTATAGAAGCCCTCTCAGAGCGTGCAAACGATTGACGCATAGATAACCAGTCAGTCAGTCGCATTGTGTTAGCCACAAAGTCGCAAATTGTCAGTGCGGGAATGTTGCCAGTGCATTGTGCATGGTGTGTGGTGTAGCGCAGGCCATTGTCTCTAATTGATCTGCGAATCGTTTTGTAAGTCGTTTTATCCATGTTGAAACCTATTAAGAGTTGATAAAAGAGAAGGCTAAAAATCTACCCTCTCACTATATAAGCATAAAAGAATCGTGCCAACTCTCGTAAGTTGTTGATTCTATTGACCCCTCCAAAACCCTATAAGTATTTACCCTTAGAATTAAAGTATGCAATAATTAAATAATTCAATTTCTAGGCCAAAAATGGGAAGACCCTCAAACCCTCAAACCCGATACTTTCAAAGAACACTGTCAGACCCTCAAAGAATGATACTTCTGGCGGCTGGAAAGGGTAATTTGTGCCGTGGGTTTGAAAATGTACTTGACCTATACAGTGAGGCGCACAACAAGGGTTTCAGACCTGACATGCCATTGAGTTTTTTAAATATAGGTCGGGCAACAACTAACAGCCCCAACTTAGAGAATCCAGTAAGGGATGACATAAGGGAATCAGTAAGGAACGTATGAGGGAACACAATGACAAACACTAAAACAAGTACATCGAAAAAGGTGCATCCCCAACTCTCACAACTTTATGCAAAAAACGCATAACCTTTGACTAAGGGTAAACCCTAAGCTGTATGGATAGACAGTAGGGAAAACCCTAGGTGGTGAGATGTATGGGGGGGGAGGGGGTGAGTGGTGTGTGTAGATATTTGTGGTACTTCCCACCCTCAGAAAAAGCTAAAATGAACTAATCCATTCCAAGGAGGACAAAATGGAAAAAAGAGGAAGAGGTCGCCCTAAGGGGTCAGTCAAGATGACCATACAGAGGTTTGCTGACAATCCACCCCTTGTACTGCCTAAGACAGACCACCAGAGGCTCAAGGAGCTAAAGGAGTTGATGATTAGGAGTGGAGGTAAGGATGTGGCTCAAAAGGTCATAGAGATAGCTCTTAATGATGACCATCCCCATCAATTGGTTGCTTTAAAGATGTGTTTGGATAGGACTCTCCCTGTTTCTTTGTTTGAGAAGGATAAGAGTCAGAGGAGTGCCGTAACCATCAATATCACTGGACTTGGACAAGAACCGATTATTGTTGAGAATACTGAACAACCTGAAGATGTAGAGGCTAAATATGGCTGATTTGAACTTTAGTCTACTTCCTTGGCAACAAGAGGTATTTAAGGATACGACTAGGTTTAAGGTTGTGGCTGCTGGGCGTAGGTGCGGTAAGTCACGTATGGCGGCAGTTACCCTACTGATTGAAGGACTCAAATGTCCACAAGGGTCTGCGGTTCTGTATGTGTCTCCCACTATGGGACAATCAAGACAGATTATCTGGGACTTACTGTTAGACCTTGGTAGAGAGGTTATTCAGAGTAGTCACGTTAATAACTTAGACATTACCCTGATAAACGGAGCTAGGATATACGTTAGGGGTGCGGATAGACCTGATACCCTTCGTGGAGTCTCGCTGACCTATGCCGTACTAGACGAGGTAGCTGACATCAAGCCTGAGGCATGGGAACAGGTCATTCGTGCCAGTTTGTCTGATAAACGGGGGAGAGCGCTCTTTATTGGCACTCCAAAGGGGAGAAACTGGTTCTATGACACCTTCAAACTAGGTGAGTCAGAGGATGATCCTGATTGGAAGTCTTGGCACTTCACCACTGCTGATAACCCTTTGATTGACCAAGCAGAGATAGATTCCGCTAAAAAGACCCTGAGTTCTTTCGCTTTTAAGCAAGAGTTTATGGCTTCTTTTACCAATGCGGGGTCTGATATCTTTAAGGAAGAGTGGATAAAATACGGGGTAAAGCCTGAACATGGGTCGTATTACATTGCTGTTGACCTTGCGGGATTTGAAGAAGTTGCCAAACAAGCCGCTAACTCTAAGAAGCGTCTAGACGAGTCTGCTATCTCAATCGTTAAGGTTACAGACGATGGGAAGTGGTTTGTTGAGAAGATTGAACACGGAAGATGGGATATCCGAGAGACTGCTTCTAAGATACTGATTGCCATTCGGGACTACAGACCTCTTAGTGTGGGGATAGAGAGGGGGGCGCTAAAGAACGCTGTTTTGCCCTATCTTTCAGACTTGATGCGAAAGAACAATACCTATGCTCACATCGTGGATTTGACCCACGGGAATAGAAAAAAAGCAGATCGAATCATTTGGGCTTTACAAGGTAGGTTCGAGCATGGCAGAATTGTGTTAAATTCGGAGGAAGATTGGGATGAGTTTGTAGACCAGTTAATCCTGTTCCCTGCTCAAGGAGTCCATGATGACCTTCCTGACTCCCTTAGTTACATTGACCAGCTTGCTGTTACATCTTACATGGAAGAAGATGAGAGCGAGGAATGGCAACCGATAGATATTATCTCAGGGGTATAAGAATGGAATTTCAAGAACCTAGCGACTCAGACAAAGAACTAACAAACTTTGTGGTCAACCATTGTGATAGATGGAGGGACTACCGAGACACCAACTTCTTATCTGATTGGCTAGAGTATGAGCGTATCTTCAATGGTGAATGGGATGCTCAAGACAAAACTAGAGACTCCGAGCGATCAAGAATCGTTACCCCCGCTACCCAACAAGCCGTAGAGACACGCCATGCCGAGATCATGGAAGCTATCTTTGGTCAGGGTGAGTTCTTTGACATTCAAGACGATATCCGTGATGTCAATGGTAGCCCCCTAGATGTTGCTGCCATCAAAGCACAACTCATGGAAGACTTCAAAGTCGATAAGATTCGCAAGTCTATTGACCAGATCGAGTTGTTGGCTGAACTGTATGGCACTGGAATCGGTGAGATTGTTGTCAAAACAGAGAAAGTCTATGTTCCGTCAACTCAAGCCATCCCTGGTCAAATGGGACAAGCGGCTATTGGAGTCGTAGAACAAGACCGCATTGCAGTCAAGATTGTTCCTGTTAACCCCCGTAACTTCTTGTTTGATCCTAATGGAACATCTATTGATGACTGTATGGGTGTGGCTATTGAGAAGTATGTTTCTATCCACAAGGTCGTCAAAGGCCAAGAAGATGGCATATATCGCAATGTAAAGGTCGGTACTGACTCTATGGATACGGACTTAGAGCCTACCCAAGAGATTACTCAGTACGAAGACGATAAAGTAAAACTTCTTACTTACTATGGACTCGTTCCCCGTGAGTACCTAGAACAACTAGAAAACGAAGAAAATGGCGAAGTAGAAGATTTGTTCCCTGAAGACTCTGTTCAGGATGAGTATTCCGATATGGTTGAGGCTATCGTAGTGATTGCCAATGATGGTGTTCTTCTGAAGGCAGAAAAGAACCCATACATGATGAAAGACCGCCCAATCCTTGCTTATCAGGACGATACTGTCCCTAATCGCTTGTTGGGTCGTGGTACTGTCGAGAAGGCTTACAACTCACAAAAAGCTATAGATGCCCAAGTTCGTAGCCACTTAGACTCTTTAGCCCTTACTACTAGCCCAATGATGGCTATGGATGCTACTCGTCTTCCACGGGGTGCTAAGTTTGAAGTAAAGCCAGGCAAGGCAATCCTGACAAACGGCAATCCTAATGAGATTTTGTTCCCGTTCAAGTTTGGTAATACAGACGGGACAAACTTGCAAACAGCTAAAGAGTTTGAGCGTATGCTTTTGATGGCAACAGGCACTCTTGACTCTCAGGGAATGGTTACTGCTGTCGCCAGAGATGGTGGTCAGGGTGGTATTTCGATGGCAGTAGCCTCGATTATCAAGAAATACAAGCGCACCTTGGTTAACTTCCAAGAAGACTTTATGATTCCGTTCATCAACAAAGCCGCATATCGCTATATGCAGTTTGACCCTGAGCGTTATCCTACTGTGGACATGAAGTTTATTCCTACAGCAGCGCTTGGAATCATTGCTAGAGAGCATGAGCAACAACAATTCATCTCTTTACTTCAGACTCTTGGCCCTAATACACCTGTTTTGCCTATCATTTTGAAGGGCATCATGGCTAATTCATCTCTGTCAAACAGACTTGAGTTGATTCAGATGCTAGACCAGATGGCTCAACCTGATCCACAAGCTCAACAGATGCAACAAGCACAACAACAGTTGGCTATGCAGTTGGCACAGGCTCAGATTGCTGTCCAAGCAACTCAAGCAGAGCAAAATCGTGCAGAAGCGACTAAATTGTCTGTTGAAGCTCAGTTAATGCCACAAGAAGTTCAGGCAAAAGTGCTTAGTAGCGCTACAAAGAACTTGCCTCAAGGTAATGAAGCGAATGAGTTTGATAAACGGGTCAAGATTGCTGAATTGATGCTAAAAGAAGCTGATATTAAGAACAAATCTAAGATTGTTGAACTTCAAATGGCTGATAAGAAGAATAAAATATCAGGCATGGAAGAAGATTTCTTAGATCAATTGACCAAGGAGTTAAGCAATGGACGCTGAAAGCCTAGTCAAGGAGTTAATACTCAAGAGCATGACTCCTGAGCAACAGGAGGCTATTCTTGCTTCTGTTAAAACTTCAGTTGCTAACGCTAGAGCAATCCAAAAGCAGAAGATTGGCGAGAATGTTGATTTAGTTGTCCAAGCACTCAAGAAGATTGAGTCCGACATTCGCAGTCGCTATGACGATCTAGGCAATCTGATTGAGAAACGAGTTGCCTCCATTGCAGATGGTCGTGATGGTATCAATGGTACAGACGGACGAGATGGCAGAGATGGAAAGCCTGGCAAAGATGGCGCTATGGGTCGCCAAGGCGCTCAAGGTGTTGCTGGTAAAGATGGAATAGATGGCATTGATGGAATCTCTGTAGAAAATGCTTACCTAGATTTTGATGGTAGTCTAGTTATTACCTTGTCTAATGGCAACCAAATCAATGTTGGCGAGATTGTGCCAATGGAGTTGGCAAGCCAGATCAAGGTGATTACCAATGGTGGCGGTACATCTCAGTATGTCCTAGATACTCTTGCTTCTTTGCAGACTCAGATTAACACTCTGATTCCTAGCCAAACTGGTAACTCAGGCAAGTACCTGACTACCAATGGAACTACAACTTCATGGGGTTCAATTGCTGGTGGTGGTTTGAGCTACCAAGGCACTTGGAATGCAACAACTAACACGCCTACCCTTGCTTCTAGCACTGGAGTTAATGGTTATTACTACATTGTTGCTACTGCTGGATCGACTAATCTGAATGGAATTACTGATTGGCAGATTGGTGATTGGTTACTTTTCAATGGTTCTGTTTGGCAGAAGATAGACCAAAGTGAATTGGTTACTTCTGTTGCTGGTAGAAGCGGTGCTGTAACTCTTAGCACTTCAGACATTAGTGGTCTTGGAACAATTGCAACTCAGAATGCCAACAATGTGGCAATTACTGGTGGTGCAGTTGATGGAACAACAATTGGTGCGACTACTGCCACAACTGTAAGAGGAACAATACTTACTGCTACTACAAAAGTAGTTTCTCCATATTTTGATGCTGTAAATTCTGCTGGTGGTGCTTTACGCAATGCTAGTGGAACTAATCAAATTCAATGGGGTGGTGGTGGTGGAAATAATGTTTCTGTAGATGTTTCCACAAATTTAAATGGTAGCAATGCACAGATAGATATAAGTCCTACTGGTACTGGTCATGTACACATCAAACCAACTGGCACAGGAAGTCTTGAAGTTGCTCCAACTAATTTAGGCACTATTAACAATATGTCTATTGGGGCAACAACCCCATCAACTGGTGCTTTTACATCTGTCACTTCAACAACTCCAATTGCTGTTGCATCTGGTGGCACAGGAACTTCAACACCAAGTTTAGTTGCAGGCTCGAACATTACAGTTTCAGGAACTTGGCCTAATCAAACAATAGCATCATCAGGCGGTGGTACTCTTGTATTTCCTTTTTACAAGGCTGATGGCACATCGGACACTATTGCTTTGGTTAGTGGTACATCACTTCCTTTCTTTAATAGTTCTGGCACAGCAAAGAACATTGCACTAACAACTTGAGGTAATTTATGGCTGTCGTTAATCTTGTCAAATCAATTTATACAGGTGCAGATGTAACCTCACTAGGTGAAGTTGCTGCAGCAGATTCAGTTAACTTGCCAACTGGATCACAACTAAACTCTGCTGATCTTGTTAGCATTTCAGCGACACAAACGCTAACAAATAAGACTCTAACAAATCCAACAGTCACGAACTACACAGAAACTCTGTTCACTGCTAATACTAGCACTGCGATCACAGTTTCTTTGGCTAATGGCACTGTTCAGCAGTTGACTCTAACTGGCAATGCGACAATCACAATGCCAACGGCAACTGCGGGTAAGTCTTTTATCATCATGCTGAAACAAGATGCAACAGGTGGTCGCTCTGTTACTTGGACAACAGTAAAGTACCCTGGCGGTACTGCACCAACGATTACAGCTACAGCTAGTAAGCAAGATATCTTCAGTTTCTTTGCGGATGGCACGAACTGGTACGGCACGACTATTGGCTTGAACTACACACCATAAGGTTTTTAATGTTTGCAGCATCTAAATCAGGTTCGCCAGCAGAAGCAACTGACGCACAATTTAACTATGTCACTATGCTCTTGCATGGAGATGGGACTAATGGCGCACAGAACAATACGTTCTTAGACTCATCCACAAACAACTTTACCATCACCCGCAACGGCAATACTACCCAAGGCACGTTTACGCCTTATGGTAGTAATTGGTCAAACTACTTCGATGGGTCTGGGGATTATTTAACTGCACCAAGTGACGCGGCTTTTGCTTTAGGTTCAATTTTTACTATTGAAGCATGGATATTTCCTAATGCTACGCCAAGTGGTGAAATGATTATTACTTGCTTTGGTACTACAAATGGTTTTCAATTAGGATATCAAAGTGGAACATCTTTTGGCTTTGCTGTATCTGGTGTTGCTTGGAGATTAACTGCTTCAACTATACCAACGCCAAATACTTGGAATCATGTAGTTGTTACTAGGTCTGGAACAGGAACTAATCAAACAAGTATTTTTATAAATGGAACAAGAACGGCAAATGGAACTGTTTCTGACGCTTTAACAACAACAAGTAGTTGTTTTATTGGCCGAGACTTTAGTGGTGCGGGACAATACGCTGGATTTGTTTCTAACATAAGAATTGTCAAAGGAACTGCGGTTTATGATCCAACACAGTCAACAATTACTGTACCAACAGCACCCCTAACAGCAATCACAAACACATCTTTGCTGACTTGCCAAAGCAATCGTTTTATAGATAACAGCACAAACAATTTCACCATCACAAAAAATGGCGATGTAAGTGTCCAACGCTTCAGCCCATTTAGCCCTACATCTGCCTACTCCACAAGCGTGATTGGTGGTTCTGGGTACTTTGATGGTAGTGGGGATTATTTAAGCGTATCTAATTCTGGTTTGTTTGGTTCTGGAGATTGGTCAATTGAATTTTGGGTAAACGCACCTGTTGGTCAAACTGATAAGCCAATTATTGACGCTAGAAATTCTGCGGGTGGTTCTGGCTCAACTACTGGCTTCACCATTGGCATGATTTCATCCACAGAAATTCGTGTGTGGAGTAATGGTGAAAAAATTAGAGCAACGGCAAACTATGTAAATCAATGGTTACATCTTGCTGTGGTTAAAAGTGGTAGCACTACAACAATGTACTTTAATGGCGTCTCTGTTGGTACAACAACAGCAATTGGCACTATGTCAGATACATCTTTCTTGGTTGGTGCTGGTTATTACGGCAGTACATCTATAAATGCGTATGGGAATTTCTACACATCAAATATGCGTGTGGTTAAAGGTTCGGCAGTCTATACATCCAATTTCACACCACCAACTGCGCCAGTAAGCGCCATAGCAAGCACCGTTTTGTTAATGGATTACACCAACGCTGGCATCTTAGACAACGCCATGATGAACGACTTAGAAACTGTGGGTAACGCACAGATTTCTACTAGCGTTAAGAAGTATGGTACTGGCTCAATGTTATTTGATGGGAATGGCGACAACCTTAGTACTCCTACAACCCCAAATTTAAACATGGGGACAGGAAATTGGACAATAGAGTGCTGGGTTTACATATTAAGCAGAACACTAAACTACCCTCTTATTTTTGGAAACAACAACGGCAGTTATACAACTGGCGCACTTGCACTGGTAAACAGTAACTCTGATTCTGCGTCATATAACGATAGGTTTTGTCTTTCTGTTAAAGACCATCTTAATGCGCCAACTTTGGTTGCATCTTCTACAAACTCATCAAACACTTGGTATCACTTAGCAGTAGTTCGCAATGGAACAAGTTTAGTAATGTATAGAGATGGCACTTCTGTTGCATCAGCCACAATTTCTTCTGGTTTAGGTTTTGATTGGGGTAAATTGGGTAGCCGTATTGGTGGCGGTAATTGGGATGGCGCTCAATCATATTTTAACGGCTACATAGATGACCTACGCATCACCAATGGCGTGGCTCGTTATACGGCAACCTTTACGCCACCAACAACAGCATTTGCAGATAAAGGATAAACATGAACATTGCTAAACTTATTGATGGACAACTTGTTGTTGCTGATTACAGAGAGATGTTTAAAGAAACATCATTCCCTGTAGGTGGCCCTAATGATGACTTTTTTACTGAAAATAACTGCTTTAAAGTAAGCGTCTTCAAAGAACACGATAGAGCAACACAAATGCTTGTTGGTTGTGGTGCTTATGAGGAAAATGGTGTGGTTTACACAGTAGAAGTGCAGACTAGACCAGAGCCAGTAGTAGAGACAATCACCATTGACTCAGGAAATGGCGCATGAACAAAGAGTTACAGACCTATTATGAGGAGCGCTTCTCAATGATGGCGACTGAAGGTTGGAAAGAACTTTTAGAAGATATTGACAATATGATTGAACCTTTGAATAATATATCTACAATTGAAGACGAAAGAAGTCTAC